GGCAATAAAGCAGTTGGTATTGGGGATCATTCGACAGAAGACTTTTATAAGAATGCTGAAGAAGCACTTATTAAATTAGTTGATGCAGATGATAGATTAGAAGCCTTAGATAAGTATTTTAATACTAAAGGGCAAATCAATGGGTGATACAATAAAAAAATATTATGAAGATATGAGTGATAGAGAAATTATGAATGCTAAAGGAGGTAGAAAAACACCTAACTCACCAACGCATAAAAAAATCCAAGAATATATGGATGATGAAGTAAATCAAACTATTGCTTTATTTGAGGATGAATATCCAGAATTATCAAAGGAATTTAAAAATATCCAAAATGAAATGTATGAAATGTTTGCTCGTAAGCATATGGATTATGGGTTAAATAACATTGCTTTAGGCGGGGATATCGTTAATAACAGCGATGACAAACAATTCTCACTAACTGGGTTATGTATTAGATTAACTGATAAAATTTCACGTCTTAAAAACCTGTTAATTAATGGTAAAGCATTTGTTGAAGGTGAAGGTATACAAGATACATTTATTGATATTGCCAATTATGGAATAATCGGTCTTTTAGTAGGTCGCGATAAATGGAAAAAATAGTTTGGCAAAAAAAATACCAAATATAGTAAAGGAGATTAGAAATAATCCTCCATCACCTGTAAACTTTGCATTTCAAAAGAATATATCTTATTCTCAAATGTCAATATTTAGAGGATGCCCTCACAGGTGGAAACTACAGTATAAAGATAAAATTAAACGATTTACATCTTCTATACACACAGTATTTGGAACGGCTATGCATGAATCAATGCAACATTATTTAGATTATGCTTATGATAAATCATTTGCTGCTGCTGATAGAGACATTGACATAAACGAAGATTTTAAAGATAGGTACATGAGTGAATACCAAGCTCAGTATAAAAAGAATAATAACTCTCATTTCTCAGATGCTACTGAAATGAGAGAATTTTTTGAAGATGGAGTATCTATATTAAAATGGTTTAAAAAGAAACGTAGTTGGTATTTTAGTAAAAAAAATACTTTTTTAGTTGGTTGTGAGATACCTGTAATAATAGCCCCAAATAAAATGTATAGTAATATTTTATATATGGGTTATTTAGATATAGTAACATATAACTCAGTAACAGATACATTTAAAATAATCGATATCAAAACCAGTACTAAAGGCTGGAATGATTATGCTAAAAAAGATGAAGATAAACAGTTTCAGTTATTATTGTATAAACAGTTCTTTTCAGAACAATATGGTATACCTTTAGATAAAATTGAAATTGAATTTTTTATAGTTAAAAGAAAAGTGTTAGATTGGGATGATGAAAAAATTATGTCACCTTATCAAGCATATAGAGTTCAAACTTTTACTCCGCCTAGTGGCAAAATAAAGTTAAATAGAGCAAAGACTGCAATGGGCAGTTTTATAAATGAATGTTTTAACTCTGATGGTGAAATTAAAGAAACCATCTTCCCAAAAACACCTTCTAAATGGACTTGTACATTTTGTCCTTTTAAAGAAGACCAAGAATTATGTGGAGCAGGGTTAGACTTTATGTAGATTCATATATAGTATAATATGTATAGACAAATATAATGTTATTAAAATTAAAATTATGGCAAATCCAAAAAAGATGACACTAACAAGTGTTAAAGTTCAAAGTGATTTATTCAACGACTTTAAAGTAGAATGTGTTAGACGAAAGTTCTCGTTTCAAAAACTTGCAGACCGTAGTCTATTTTTGTATCTTACGAACGAAGATTTTAGAAAACAAATCACAAATCAAACAAATATCGAACTGTAAATTAAATGAAAATGAATAAAAGTTTTGAATACCTTCCAAAAGATAAAAGGAAGAAAATTGTTGTTGTATGTGACGATATTAGAGTTCACTCTGGTATAGCTACAGTAGCTAAAGAAATAGTTATACATACTTCTCACCATTTTAATTGGGTTAATGTTGGTGGAGCACTAAAACACCCAGATAAAGGTAAGAAATTTGATATATCAGTAGATGTAAATAAAAAAGCTAATATCACAGATTCTAGTGCAATAATTTATTGTGTAGATGGTTATGGTACTGAGGACGAAATATTAAACATCCTAGCACATGAAAAACCTGATGCTCTGTTGTTAATCACGGATCCTAGGTATTTTATGCATATATTTAATATGGAAGATCATATTAGAAAATATTGTCCTATAGCTTACCTAAACATTTGGGATGACTACCCAGCACCAAGATACAATCAAGCATTTTATGAATCTTGTGATTTATTAATGGGTATTTCAAAACAAACTAAAAATATTAATGAATTAGTATTAGCTGACGTTGATAATAGTAATAGAGTGTTTAAGTATGTTCCTCATGGTTTACACCATGAAGGTGAAGAGTCATATCACCCTGTTTCTGATGATGATAAAGAATTAAATGAATTCAGAAAATCATTATTTAAAAATCAAGAAGTTGATTTTACTTTGTTTTTTAATTCAAGAAATATTAGACGTAAACAAATTCCAGATGCAATGATGGCATTTAGACATTTTTTAGATGGTTTACCTGATGAAAAAGCACAAAAATGTAGATTTGTATTACACACTGAAATATCTACTAACCATGGAACCGATTTATTAAAAGTATCTGAATTATTGTTTGGTGAAAATTATCCAAACGCAATTGTATTTTCAACTAATAAATTACCAAGAAAATCACTAAATTTCTTATATAATATAGCTGACGTCCAAATATTATTAACATCCAATGAAGGTTGGGGATTAACAATCACAGAAGCTATGTTAACTGGAACTCCATTTATTGCTAATGTAACAGGTGGAATGCAAGATCAAATGAGATTTGTAGATGAAAATGGAAAATGGTTTACGCCTAGTCCTGATGTTCCATCTAACCATAGAGGTACATATAAAGAACATGGTGAGTGGGTATTTCCTGTTTTCCCAACTAGTAGATCAATTCAAGGATCACCTCCAACACCTTATATTTTTGATGATAGGTGTAAGTGGGAAGACGCTACTGAAAGAATAAAAGAAGTCTATGCTTTATCTCGTAAAGAAAGAAAAGCTAGAGGATTAAAAGGTAGAGAATGGTGTCTATCTGAGGAAGCAGGATTCACAGCCAAATACCAAGCTCAAAGAGTAATGGAAGCATTTACAGAACTTTGGGATGTTTGGGAACCAAGAAAAGCATTTGAAATAGTTAATGCTACTGAATATAAAGGAAAATTTTTAAATCATAAATTAATTTACTAATGAATAAACCAAGTTTTGTAATAAGTTGCCCATATGATACTTACAGTGGATATGGAGCTAGATCGAGAGATATTGTTAAGGCAATTATAGACTTAGACAAATATGATGTTAAACTATTGTCTCAAAAATGGGGTAATACGCCCTTAGACTTTTGTGGAGAAAATAAAGAATGGGACTTTTTAAACAAACTAAGAATCCCAGGCATTCAAAATGGTCAAAAACCTGATGTATGGATGCAAATCACAATACCATCAGAATTTGCTCCTGTAGGTAAATTTAATATTGGTTGTACTGCTGGTATTGAAAGTACAGGTTGTGCTGCTCCTTGGGTTGAAGGTTTAAATAGAATGGATATAAATTTTGTATCATCTAATCATAGTAAAAAAGTATTTGAAGATATTAAATTTGAAAAACGAAATAAACAAACAAATGCAATTGAAGGTATAATCAAATTAGAAAAACCAATTGAGGTTGTATTTGAAGGATATGCTGAAGATGTTTATAAGTACCTAAAACCAAGTGAAGTATCATTTGATTTAAGCTCAGTAAAAGAATCATTTAATTATCTATTTGTAGGACATTGGATGCAAGGAGCAATGGGACATGATAGAAAAAATGTTGGAGCTATGATCAAATATTTCTTTGATACATTTAAAAACAAGAAACAAAGACCAGGATTAATACTAAAAACATCAATAGGTAGAAATAGTTATTTAAGTAGAGAACAAATTTTAGATAAAATTCTTCAAATTAAAAGAACATACCCTAATAATACTGATTTTCCTAATGTTTATATCATTAATGGTTCTTTAAGTGATCAAGAAATGAATGAACTATATAATCATCCTAAAGTAAAAGCTATGGTTAGTATTACTAAAGGAGAAGGATTTGGTAGACCATTATTAGAATTTTGTTTATCTAAAAAACCACTAATAGTATCTGGATGGTCAGGACACGTAGACTTTTTAAGCCCTGGAAATGTAGTAGTATTAGGTGGTGGTTTAGAAAATGTTCACGATTCAGCAGCTAACCAATGGTTACTAAAAGAAACAAAATGGTTCCAAGTTGATCCTACACAAATTAAAAAGGCATATAAAGATGTTTTTGTTAAATATAAACCATATGCGGTTCAAGGAAAAAAACAAGGACACTATATTAAAGAAAACTTTACATGGAATAAAATGAAAGATTTAGTAGGTGATATTTTAGATAAAAATATACCTAAATTTCCTAAACAAGTAGAACTAAAAATGCCAGCAGGCAATTTACCTAAATTACAATAATATGCAACAATTTGATGAAATAATTAATTGTCCTAAATCAGGAGGTGATTTATGTTATAAAGTAGAAGTAACTCCAGAAGTAACTAACTATTTTAGTATGTCATGTGGTTTTTGGACTAATTCTTTAATGAAAGCGGATAGTGACTTTTATAAAGAACAATTAATAACTTTACCAGAATTATATAAAGATTTAGCTTGGATTGATTTAAATACAGAATTAATTTGGTTGCCTAATCATATTAATATACAAGAAAGTGGAATGGTATTCGCTTATGGTACTACAGTAGATGATTGGCAATGGGCAGCAGTTAAAGCTAAAAAATTAGACAAACCAGAAAAAACAAAAGATGGTAAAACTATAGAATATAAACCTGATATGAATAGTATGAAATTATTCACAGAACGTGATTATATGGATGCACTTTCGTATATTGGAGTATTACCAGAGTAAGTATGAAAATAAGTTATGCAATAACAGTATGTAATGAATTAGATGAGATAACTCGTTTACTAAATTTTCTTATAAAGAAAAAACGTAAACAAGATGAAATAATTATCTTATTTGATAAAGCTAATGGTTCACCTGAGGTATGGGATAGATTAATTGAATTAAAAGGTGATAGTTGTTGTGAATACTATGCTAAAACATTTAAACATCATTTTGCTGATTGGAAAAATTATTTAACTACTTTGTGTAATGGAGATTATATATTCCAGATAGATGCTGATGAAATACCTCATGATGTGCTAATAGAAACATTACCAGAAATGTTAGAAGGTAATCCTGATAATGAAGTTTATTTAGTACCTAGAGTTAATACAGTATCTGGTTTAACCCAAGAACACATTAGTAAATGGAGATGGAATGTTGATAAAGAAGATAGAGTTAATTGGCCTGATTATCAATGGCGTATATGGAAAAATAAACCTGAAATTAAATGGGTAAATAAAGTACACGAAAAATTAGAAGGTTTTAACACTTATGCACTTATGCCTGCTTTACCTGAATTAGCTTTATATCACCCTAAAACAATCCAAAAACAAGTAAAACAAAACGAATACTACGATACATTATGATTAGTATAATAATCCCAACATATAGAAATCCAGAATATTTAGATTTATGTTTAGAAACAGCTATCAAGTACCAAAGATGGGAAAATGAAATTATAGTTGCTGTTGATGGTTATATAGAAGAAAGTCAACACGTTTTAGATAAACATAAAGATAGTATTAAAGTACTAGATTTAGGAGTAAATCAAGGAATGCAACAAGCACTTAATTTAGGAGTTATGAATGCTAGCAATGAAGTTATTTTTATTGTTAATGATGATAATGTATTTTGTGCTGACTATGATATGGCTATTAAAAATAATATTAATAAAAATAGTGTAGTAACATTAAATCAAATAGAACCAACTGGTCCAGGAATTTTTAATTTTCCAGTAAAGGATTTTGGACGTAATCCTAAAGATTTTGATTTAGAAGCATTTATTGCTTATGAACGTTCTATAAAAAATAAAAAATTAACGATTGATGGTGGCATATTCCCCTTTGCAATGTATAAGAAAGATTATATGATAGTAGGAGGGTTTGATGTGATGTATCAATCTCCTTTTATATGTGACTGGGATTTCTTTTTAAAACTAGACTTAAACGGTATTGGCTTCACTAGAACACATGAAGCGCACTTATACCATTTTGGTAGTACTGCTACAAAAAATGGGAAACAAGGTGAGATGTTTAAAGCAACTGAAGGACCTGCAGCTCAGTTATTTATGTATAAATGGGGAATTGCTCCTCAATTGTTTCAAAATTTATCTCACAACCCAAAAAATGGTGAGACTATAAAAGGAATAAAATATGAATAAAAAAGTAAAACAATTAACGAAGCCACAGTTTGAAAAATTTCATAAAGGACTAAAAGGCTATACTGGTAAAGGTGAATTACAAAGAGAAGATTATCTTACAATTAAAAAAATTATTAAAAAATCAAAACCAAAATCAATATTAGAATTTGGATTTAAAATTGGTAGTAGTGCAGCTATGTGGGCTGCTGCTTCACCTACATCAAACATTATTAGTATTGATGTTACTACTAATGATATTACTAATGAAAACTCAAATAAAATACTTGCTATAATGCAGGGTGGTTTTTTTAAATTACATAAAACTGATATATATGATTTAAATGCTCAATATTATCAAAGCGATTTAATATTTGTAGATGGTGACCCATATAAAATTGAATTTGAAGTTGAAATAGCTAAAAAATTAAATCCTAAATACATTGTATTAAATAATTGGTTTCATTCAAGACATAGAAATGAAGTACAAACAGCATCCCATAATTTTGGGTTTAAATTAATAGAAGCTTTTACTACTGAGTGTGGTTTAGCTTTATTATCTAATAATGATTATATAGAAAATGATTAATATAGTACAATTTGGAGCAAATAAAGGTAATGATCATGTAACTAAATTGATTAATGAAAAAATAATCCCAAGTGGTAAAGAATTTCATTTATATTTAGTTGAACCTATAACACAGTGTATAGAAGAATTATTAAAGTGTTATAAGCATGTAAAAAATGTTACATTAGAAGCATCAGCTGTTATTCCAACTTCAAACCTTGTAGATAAAGATGGTAGAGTTGAAATATATTATGGTAAAGGTACTAATTATGCTGTTAGTTCAGTATACAAAGAGCATGTAGAAAAAACCTCAACAATTGAAAATGAAAAAGGTAGTATTGTAAAATCACAAGTTGAAAAGATAAGGGTTAAAGGTTACACTCCAACTCAACTTTTTGAAAAATGGGGTATAAAAACTATAGATTATTTATTTATAGATATAGAAGGACTTGATAATGAAATAGTACAAGGTATTAAACATAGAAGTGTTGATATTAATTTTATATGTTGGGAACATAGTCACCATTATGAAGGTGGAATGGTTTTAAGATCATATGAAAATTTATGGGAATGGAAATATGCAATTGAAAGAATAGGAAATGAATCATACGCTTACAAAAGAACAAAAAATGAGAGTTATATATCGGATATCAGACAGTGGTTACAATAAAGTAAAACCTGATTATATTAATAATGAGGCATGTTTAGCTAATGCTATTGATAAATTTCCAAAAGCATATTGGGATATAATTGCTGATAATGTTTCTAGTGAAACTAATGATATGATTCAAAAATATGTTCCTAGAAGTTCAATATATTATGTAGATGTAGGACATGGAGCTGGTACATTTAATATAGCTTTAGATGGAGCATTAAAATGTGATGATGATGAAATAGTATATTTCTTAGAAAATGATTATTTACACCGACCAGGTTCAGATGTAATTTTAGAAGAAGGATTTACATTAGGAGCTTCATTTGTTTCATTATATGATCACCCAGATAAATACTTATCACCAGATAAAGGCGGCAATCCATATTGTGAAGGAGGTGCAGAAGATACTAGGGTATACAAAACCGATTCCGTACATTGGAAAATAACAAATAGTACAACAATGACATTTGCATCTAAAGTTAGTACATTAAAAAAATATGAATCAATACTTAGAAAACATACATCAGAAACTCACCCAAATGATTTTCAAATGTTTTTAGAACTAAGAGAGGCAAATGGATTATTAGTAACCCCGATACCAGGTTATGCTACACACGGAGAGACAGCTTGGTTATCACCTTTAACAGATTGGAGTAAAATATGAAAAAAAATATATTAATAACAGGAGTAGCAGGTTTATTAGGTAGTAGATTAGCTGACTGGATTATAGAAAACAAACCAGAATATAATGTAATAGGTGTTGATGATTTAAGTGGTGGTTTTAAAGAAAACGTTAATCCTAAAGTCAAATTTTGGCAAATGGATTTAGTAAATCATCCAATTGAAAACATATTTGAAGCACATAAAATTGATTACGTATATCATTTTGCTGCTTATGCTGCTGAAGGATTATCGCCTTTTATACGTGGATACAACTATGATAATAATTTAAAATCCACAGCACGCATAGTTAATGAGTGTATAAAAAATGACGTTAAAAGATTGGTATTTACGTCTACATTAGCTGTATATGGTCATGGAGATGGAGGTATTTTTAATGAAAAACAACAACAAGCACCAATAGATCCTTATGGGGTTGCAAAATATGCTTGTGAAATGGATATTCAAATAGCAGGTGAACAACACGGATTAGATTATTGTATAATTAGACCTCATAATGTATATGGAATTAAACAAAATATTTGGGATAAATACAGAAATGTACTTGGTATTTGGATGTTCCAACATTTAAATGGTATGCCTATGACTATATTTGGAGATGGTGAACAAACAAGAGCATTTAGCTATATAGATGATTCATTAGAACCATTATGGAACGCTGCTGTTAGACCTGAAGCAAGTAAAGAAATAATTAACTTAGGAGGAATTGAAGAAGTATCTATAAATGAAGCATCATTAATGTTACAGAATATAATTGGTGGTGGTAAAATTAAATATTTAGAAGGTAGACACGAAGTAAAACATTCAATACCAACATTTCAAAAATCAATTGATATATTAGGTTTTGAACATAAAACTAATTTAAAAGAAGGTTTAACTGAAATGTGGAAATGGGCTAGACAACAACCTATGAGAGATAGATTTGTATGGCCAACTTACGAATTAGATAAAGGAATATATAGCTTTTGGAAAAATGATAACTAAAATACTTGTACCAAATAAACTTACGGACCCTATTTTAAAATGGGCTAAAGAAAATATTGATGATACAGACTTAACATCAATACCAGCTGATCATGAAGGTGATCTTATTGGTTATAGACATTTAGATTGGACAGAACTTCCAGTAAAACAATGGATAAAGGAAGTAGATGATTATATTTTAAAAGAATTAAATATTAAATCATTACCAATTAATAAAGATGATGGTTATTGGATTTGTTTAAGTAAAAAAGGATGTAAAGTAAAAAATCATAAAGACCCTAAACCATCACCTAAATCAAGTATGATTAGATTTAATTTAATGATTCAAAAACCAACTAGTGGAGGTTTACCTGTAATTCGTGAGGACGAAATAAACATTAAACAAAATCAAGTCTGGATTTGTTTAGCATCAGAATATTATCATAGGGTAACAGAAGTAAAAGGTAATAAAGATAGAATATTACTAAGCATAGGACATACAATAAGAGATAACAAATTAAAAGAATTAGGTTTATGAATATAGGAATTATAGGACAAGGTTTTGTTGGTAATGCTATTTATCAAAAATTTAAAAATTATTACAATGTTAAAACATATGACATTAAAGGTATAATCCATTGTAATAGCTCAGAAGAAGAAACATTAGATAACGAAATTGTATTTATTTGTTTACCAACCCCAATGAATATAGATGGTAGTTGCCATACAGATATAGTTGAAAAAGCTATTGAACGTGTAATTAAGTTTGGAACAGCCAAAACTATAGTAATTAAATCCACTGTTACACCAGGTACATGCGCTAAATGGAATAAAAAATATGATATAGATGTTGTATTTAATCCTGAATTTTTAACAGAAGCTAACGCAGTATCAGATTTTGAAAATCAAACACGAATTATTTTAGGCGGCCCTAGAACATCAACTACTAAATTAAAACAAATATTTTCAAAAGCCTTCCCAAAAGCAACTATTGTTAAAACCGATTCAACCTATGCTGAAATGGTTAAATATGTTACTAATAGTTTTTTAGCAACTAAAGTATCATTTGCAAATGAAATGTATCAAATATGTGAAGGATTAGATATTGATTATGATAAAGTAATTGAGTACGCTCGTTATGATGAACGTTTAGGAGATTCACATTGGGCAGTACCAGGTCCAGATGGTGATTTTGGTTATGGTGGACATTGTTTTCCTAAAGACGTTAAAGCACTTATATCATTATGTGAAGATCTAGGTATATTCCCTGAAATGTTATTATCTACTGATGCTAAAAATAACCAAATACGCAAAAACCGTGATTGGGAAAACATGAAAGGCCGAGCAATTATTTAAAGACTCCCACGGAAAAACTAGGATACCACAGATAAAAGTCGTATATTCACACCAAGTTAGTTAAGGTCAAAGCTGGTGTGAGAAGTCCAGGTAAAAGATCCAAAATAAGGTGTAAAACACAATCCACTAATCTTAATTGCATGTGGTTTCAATCTACTGCTTAACAACTTAGCCCCGCGGGCGTTTTTTTAAGATTCCCGCATAAATATTTGGTTACCCGAGGAAGGGGTCGTATATTTACAGGGTAAATAAGAAAAATAATAAAGGTTATGTCAAGTCAAGTAAAATTCAAAAAAGGTAGAAAACAAGTTGGTAGTGGAATTGCTACAAGGTTTAAACCCTCAACTATGTTAATGGATGATTTTAAATTCGATCCACAATTATTTGTTCCAATGAAAACTGGAACTAAAATCGATGATTTACTTTCAAGTGAAGGTGGAATGATGAAAGGTACTAACGTAGCATTCGTTGGTGATCCTGGAGTAGGTAAAACTACTGTATTATTAGATATGCTTGCTAATATGAAAAAGAATGGTCATAAAACATTATTCATATCAGGTGAGATGAATCAAATTGATATGGTTGGTATGGTAAAACGTTTTCCTAAATTCGGTCAATTACCTATTTTATTTATGGGTGATTTTATTGAAAATGATCCATTAGTAATTTTAAAAGCTATTTTAAGTGAAGGTTTTGATTCTGTATTAGTAGATTCATTTGCTGAATTAGCAGTTGCTGTGGTAGATTTCCATGGTGGTACTATGAAAAATGCTGAAACTAAATTATTAAATTTGTTTGAAAAGCATAATAAAGGTGAAAATAGAGAAAAAAGAAATACCAACTTTATGATTATTCAACAAGTTACTAAAGGTGGTGAATTTGCTGGTAGTAACAGGTTTAAACACATGATTACTGCAATGGCTCATATTAAATTTACTCCTGAAGGTAGTAGAGCTATTTGGTTTAGTAAGAATAGACGTGGAGGTGAGATGAATAAATTACATTTTAGTTTAGATCAGTCAAACCATGTTGGATGGTTATTTACTGAGCCAATTAATAACTCATTTTAATTAAAATTATATGAAAGAATTACAAGAATTTATAGATAAAATGCGTGCTACAAGTAGTAGCACGCAAAAAGTAGAAATAATTAAGGACGCAAGTCCATTTATCCATAGGTGTTTAGAGTATACCTACAATCCTTTTAAACAGTATTACGTGACTAGTAAGACTTGTATCAAAAATAAGGATAAAGGCATAACCACCAATTCAAGCGGTATGTTCGACACCTTGGATAAATTAACAAATAGAGAATTTACTGGTCATGATGCTATTAAATTAGTTAATGGTCAGAATTCTTTAATTTACAAAATAATTGATAAAGATTTAGGTATTAGAGCTGGAGATAAAGTAATTAATAAAGCAGTTCCTAATTTAATACCAACATTTTCAGTTGCATTAGCTAAAGAATATGATGGTAAATGTGATTGGCAAAATGATAATTGGTATGCTTCAAGAAAATTAGATGGTGTTAGATGTTTAGCAGTAGTTAATTACGAAGGTGAATGTACACTTTATTCTAGAATGGGTAAAGAATTAACTACATTAAATAAAGTAAAAGAAGCTATTGAAGCAACAGGTATTATTAATACTGTATTTGATGGTGAGATTTGTTTAATTGATGAAAATGGAGATGAAGATTTTCAAGGTATAATGAAACAATTAAGACGTAAAGATCATCAAATTGAAAACCCAGCTTATATGATATTTGATATGATTCATAAACCGAATTTTGATGCTCAAAAAGGTGGTCCTATCTTAAGTCAAAGATTAGGGGCATTAAGAGGATTTTTAACAGGTAGATATATTACAAATAATATTTTACGTTATACAGATCAATTCCAAATAACAGATGGTAGACACTTTGATAAATGGGGTCAAATAGCAACTGATAATAAATGGGAAGGATTTATGATACGTAAAGATGTTAGTTATGAAGGTAAACGTACTAAAAATTTACTTAAAGTAAAAAAATTCTACGATGCTGAATATAAAGTAATTGATTTTGATGTTGATAATCATGAAGTAGTTAGAGATGGCAAATCAGAAACAATTAAAATGTTATCTCAAGTATGGATTGAACATAAAGGATATAAAGTAAAAGTTGGTAGTGGTTGGACTCAGGATCAACGTTTACAATATATGGATGGTTCAATTGTAGGTAAAATTATTACAGTACAATATTTTGAAGAAACTAAAAATGATAAAGGTGGGATTAGTTTAAGATTCCCAACTGTAAAGATAGTACATGGAGATAAACGAGAAGTTTAAAATAACCATGCAAGAACGTGTATACTCCAAATAGGGGTCGTACATTTAGCCAAATTTAAAAAAATGACAATAAAGGTAAACAAATCAGTAAAAGAACAAATAGGACCAGATGCTTTTTTAAAATGGATAGCAGTTCCTGAAAACGCTTTGATGTTATATAACATGGGTGATGTTGCAGGTAGATGGATTGAAAAAATTATTGAACAAAAAGAAGGTACTAATACAAACCAATTAGGAAATCAAAATACACATGGATATGATGTATTAAGATATAAAGATGGTTTATTAAAGAAAGCTGAAATTAAAACAACTTCAACAGTAGTAACTACTAAATCAACAAGAAAACATAATACTTGTTATATGAAAGTAGGTGGACTTGAAGATAAAAGAACTAAATGTCATGAAATAATAATTATTGATAAAGTTAATTTTCATAGATTTTGTATTCCACATGACGTGTTTTTTAATGAAGGAAGTTTTTATGGTGAAGGTAAAACATTATCATTTAGATGGTATGCAGATTACGATGAAGATAAAACACTTCAAAAAACAAAACGTAACTTATTAGATGATGGAACATATAAGCTTAGATCTGAGCCAATGTCTAATAATACAAAACTATTAAAAAAATATCAAATTTTAAACTAAATTAATATTTATGCTACAGACTATTAAAAAACCAAATATGAAATATAAAATGATTACTTGTAAAAGTTGTGGGGAACCAATGCCTGAACTAAGATTAACCCAATATGGGTATGATTTTTGTGTTACTTGCTCTGAAAATGGTAAAGGTGAAGGTAAAAAACACGGGATTCCTGTTATGATGGGTGAAGGTGACCATACTTGGATTGAAACTGTTATTATGGATGATAAACAATTTGAAGCATATCAGCGTAATGAGAAAGCGTTAAAAGATCTCCCTAAAACAAATAAAGCAGAAATGCTAAATATGGATAAGGAAGAAAGAAATTTAATAGGTCCTCTTACAATTAAAGACGAGAATGGCAAATAAGAAGAAATTCTTAAGCAAGGAACAAATAGTTGCAGCACAAGGTAAAACATTATCTAATATGGCTGCAGCTAGGTACCTTCATGTTTCATACCAGCATTATAAGAAATACGCTAAAATGTATAACTTATTTGAACAACATAAAAATCAAGCTGGTAAAGGTATACCTAAATATTTAAGAGGCCCTAAAAAAATGCCTCATATGATGGAAATTATTGAGGGTAGAATAGCTGCTTCTTCATTTGATCCTGCAAAACTTAAGTATGCTCTTATAGAACAAGGATATTTATTAGATGAATGTGCTGTATGTAAATTTAAAGAAAGACGAGTATTAGATTATAAATCTCCATTATTACTACATTTTAAGGATAATAACAGCAATAACTACAGTTTAGACAATATAGAATTACTGTGTTATAACCATTATTTTTTACAAGTTGGAGACATATTTAATAAACAGGATGTTAAACAAATTGAATCTAAACAAGAACAATATAAAACTACAGAAAAAATAGAATGGGAAGTAGATGATTATCATTTACAACGTTTAAAGGAATTAGGGTTAGATGATGATGAAGATGACGTAAACCAATATATTTCTAGAATATGAAAAAAGTAAAATTAATAAATAAAAAACATCATAAGATTATAAAAGATTATGATAAACAAAAAAGTAAGCATTTAGAAAAATTAACTGATAAAATGCTTAAAAACGATGAGAAGGCCCAACAACTAAAAACTAAACAAATGAAGGGCGATTTTTTAACTAACTTTTAATATATGAGATCATTACGAAATTTATCTATATGCCTATTGGCAGTATTATTTTTAACTGCTTTTAAAGAATATAGAAATAAAATTGTAAATCCAATAATGGAATTACCCATTAAAAGTGTAAATTTACTACCAGTTGAACCGTTAATGGTAGTTAAATTTGAAATTAAAGCAACATCACACGATCAATTTTTAGATGCTATTGGTTTTAGAGAATCAGGTAATAGATATGATATTGTAAATAGTTTTGGTTACATGGGTAAATACCAGTTTGGTAAATCAACACTAAAAGGATTAGGGTTTAAAGTAACTCAAGAGGAATTTTTAAATAATCCTGCGTTACAAGAAAAAGCAATGTATGAATTGTTAAAACATAATAAAAAGAAACTTAAACGTTTTATTAACAAATATGAAGGGCAAGTAGTACATGGAGTATTAATTACTGAATCAGGTATATTAGCAGCAGCTCATTTAGCAGGGCAAGGAAATGTACGTA